TATTTGAAATTAAAACATTATTAAATCCCCAGTATTTAGAAGACTTATTATGATGTAAATTAGTTCCTAAATTTATAAAATGTGATATAATTGGTATATTTGAAGTATATCTTTGAGTTGAATGTATTTCTGTTAAATAAGATGGGGACCAGCTTTGATAGCCATTTTGAAATATATGAGTTATATTATCAGGTATTTTACTAATAAGAATTTCAACTGATATAATACGTATTTTATTGTTTGATATATTTTTAATTTGAAATGATCTATCAAAACGGTCGTACAATAGTCTGATATCATCATTTTCATAGTTTTGTTTATCTAAATTCAATAATATACTATGAATTTTATTTATTTTTTTATATGTTATAATACAACAAGAATTTCTATTTTCAAATATATTTTCAAAAGAACGTCTTCTTTGAGTTAATATAATAATAATAAACAGAATAAAAATAATTATAATAACTATCATTTTATTATATAATTTTTATTATATAATACGTTATATTTCTATTTTCCTTTTTCAGATGGTATACATTTGTTAGATTCACTATTATTTTATCGGTTGAAAACACTATCTATGTCTTTTTTAGACATGATTCAGTCTTTACATGCTTTACTAAAGAATCTTTTCTAGCATAATCTTTATCACAATTACCGCATTTATATCTTATTCCTGCATCTTTATCTAAATTTCTTGACTTATTTGTAATATTTCTAATACATTCATAACAACTGTTTACATATCCATCTTTATTGTATAAATGTTTTGAAAATAATGAAATATCTTTGACTAAATTACATATTGAACATTCTTTTTCTTTCAATGCAATAAATTCCATTCTTTTTCTTTTTTGATATTCAATCTTAGTTTCTTTTTCACAAACTTTACAAGTGGTATGATATCCGCTTTTTTTTGAACTATCTTTTGAAAAACAATTTATATCTCGATTTTTTTTACACTTTGTGCACTGTCTAGAATTCGTAGAATCACATTCAACTTCTGATTCATTGTCAGATTCGTCTTCAGCTTCTTCATCTTCGACTTCTTCATCATCTTCATCATCAGGTTCTTCTTCGACTTCTTCAGTTTTTTCTTCAACATGCAGTTCTTCAATATTTCGATGAGATGTGAATTTACAACTCATTAGAAAAGCGGTATCTTCTATAAAACTTATTATATCCTCGATATTTATTTGCTTTATTCTTTCGTTATTATGAAGGACATGTCTAAATTTTTTCTTTATACAAGTTTCGAGAAATTTATTATCATTTGTAAACATTACATATTCAAATATTGGATCTATATATGAATAGTAGGTCTGTTCCCGAATAGACAATTGTTTTGTTACACCGAAAATATAATCACATATATTATTTACAACAGGTTTGTCCATGTCTCTAATTATATATAAACATTTTCCTTTTTTCAACTCATGTTTGACTCTATTATTTATTAGTCGTTTATGATTATCTTCCAATTTTACATGTTTTTCGTGAAGATCTATAAGGTGATTCTCAATTCACTTTTTTTCTTCATCTTTTATTAAAATCTGCTCTCTAAGCTCATTGGTTTCCTCATTAACAGTTTCTTGTAAAAGCTCTTCTAGTTTTACATAATAATCATGTATTTCATCGGCTTTTTTAGTTCCAGATTTAAGACAAAACTTTTTAAAAGCATTTACACTCAACATAATTTTTTCTTTATTATGTCCTCCTCTATTTTCAACTTCATTTTTTGCTCCTGCAACTTCAGGAGCAACAAAATCTACCATGTAGTCAACTTCTTCTATAAAATATTTATTTAAGACTGTTTTAGCGTTATCTTTTCTTGAAAATCCTAACCATTTCCATACATTATCAAAATCTATAACAAAGTCTTTTTTTGAGTCATAATTTAGAAATGTATAAAAACTAGCAACAAATAGTTGTTGTTGGTTATCATTAAAATTTTCTTTTATTTTCATCAGTAATTTACTTTCATAATCATTCGAAAGGCGTGTCATAGCACTTTTTTCGATTAAGTTTACGATATTAAATGCATTTGCCATTTTTTATCGTCGTTTGGATTGTTTTTATAATATATTTCTTCTCTTTCAACGAGTGTTAAAAACGGTGTGTGATCCGACATTTCTAAAAATTTTATGTGTTTATGCGCACATACCAATACAACTCGATAGTTTAATACAAAATTTGTATTAAAATCAAACCTTATCCATAAAATAGTTTATGAAATCTAATATCTGTTGCTTTTCTTCACTTTCATTTTTCTTATATAACCAATCTACTACAACTATAGCTAGCTTCGGATGGCAAAATGTCACTTTCATTCCAAACTCATCTGTAATATCATTTCCGCTTAAATAATGCTCTTCTGGATTTTCAGAAAAATATTTTTTTCTTTCTGAATTTTTGTTAAAAGTTCTCACATCTCGATCATGTGCGTTAAATAAATCTGTCACATTAATGAAATTGTTTTCTCTATTCGCACGCACTTTAAAGAAAGCTTCACCTCTTTTGATTTGAATGAAGTATTTATCTGTTGATAAATCATATTCATTTATCAACTTTGGTAGCTGAATTTCAAGAAATGTTCCGAAATTTAAATAACATGAGTTATTATTTACTTTATTATAAATTGATCCATACCAATTGAAATAATTTTTGCAAAAGAAATCAAATAGAATCCATGTTCCTTTATTCTTATGCGAATAAATAGATAACATTTGCTTATCTTTCAACTTAAAATTATATTCAAGGATTTTGTTTTTTATTTCAGAGCCTCTTTTCCATCGATCCATAGGATAAGATTTTTCAGATATTGAGTTCACATTTATATACAACTCATCGTTGATTTTCGCTATGTATAAGAAAGTGTTTCTATTATTATATACAATTTGAATTGGCTTATATATATTTTCAAATATATTCACGTCAATTAAATGAGATGCTATACTGTCGATTCTTTCTTCGAATATTTTATTATTATTCTCTTGAATTTGTCTAACAACTTCTCTTTCAGATTCCATCTTAGACGTTAATTCTTCTTCTATTCTTTTAATTTCTTCATTTTTGTTTTCTTCGTTTATTTCCCGAATCTCTGTTGGATGAGCAAGTTTAAGTTTCAAGATTTCTAGTTCAATTTGTTTTTGCTTTGTTTGCTCTTCTAGTTCTTTTGCAAGTCTTTTCGTTTCCTCTTCTAATTCTATTTGTTTTAGTTTTGATTCTTCTTGATTATTTATCATTTCAGCATCTAATCTCTTCTGTGTTGTTTTTTCCATTTCTAAACGTAGCTCACATGACATTTCAATATTATTTTTAAGTTTAGCTAGTAGTTTTTTCAAATCATCAAGATTAAATTCGTCATCGAATTTTAAAAGTTCTGTTACATCTGTTTCAGTCTTTTTATTTTCAACATGAAATGGATGTGAAAAACGTCTTTTCTTTATATCTTTCGAATCTTTCAAATACTGTTCTAAAAGTGCGTGTTTTTCACATTCAATACAGAATAATAAATCAAATCTTTCATAAGTTTTTTCATGATCTTTGACTCTTTTTGAAATATTTTTTGTTGAACCAAATTTATAAGAATCATTATCATTTAGTTTACCTATATATCCAATATATACCAAATTCTTATTATCGAAACTATTAATCAACGTTCTGCAAATATTTTGTCTATTTTGTTCCTCGACTAAAAGTAATTTTGAATTAGATTCGTCATTTATTTTTTGAATTTCATTGTCCTTTTCAAGACTTATTATTTCTAGTTCTTTATTTCTATCTATTATACTTTGAATCTTATACTCACCTTTTTTTCTTAATGTGGGTAGAATATCTTCACAAACAAAATTTTGGAATTTTTCTGCAATAGGTTTAGTTGATCTCATTATTAGCTTATATAAACCTGATTCATTTATTATACGCATATCTTGGTTTCCTCCACAGGTGCTAATAATTGCTGTGCTCTTCCATTTTTCAGGAATCTTTTGGAGAGCTTTTGATATATCAATTAAATCTAAAATATTACAAATATCTTTGGCTACAAACCACGGTTCATTAACTGTTCCAATTACACGAATATTTTTGTTATTAAAACATAAAGTTTCGTCAATTCTATTTACTAGTTCCATTTTTATATATAAAATCTTCTCTTTAAATAGGTATTTCTTAAAACAAACTCCTTTCTTTTTAAATTAAGCTTTGAAGTAAGAATGATATTTTTTATTCCAAAGGGGGGGAAAACTTTTCCCCCCCTTTGGATAGAAAATCAAATACCTAATAGAAAATTATTTACTAAGAATTTCGAAAACTCCATTTTTCAGGAATATTTGTCTAACCAAGAGAGTTGTTTCCCTCTCAGATGAGGGAAATTATTTTACAAATTGTCCTGCAAACACAGGGAAATTATGAAGTAAATTTACATAATTTGTTTACGCAAAGGCGTAAAACAGGCTATCTAAATAAACGATCATCAATTTTCTTAAAAAAGTATATATTTATGAGCCTAAAATATTGAATAAATACGTATAATTTTTTTTTTTGAATTTTTATTATCTTGTTTTTAATAAAAAAAATGTCCGCATCCTCTAATGTAACCTCAGGCTTTATCGATTTAGCCACTTTTGATGAAATCGAAAAATATATGTATGGTGGCCCAGATGCAACCGCATACTTCGTGCGTGAAACACGTAAGAGTACTTGGTTTACTCAAGTCCCTGTTATTCTAAGCAAAGCTTCTGGAACCCCTGCATTCAACGCTGATTGGTCAGTAAGTATCTCCCGTGCTGGAGACTATTTACTTCAAACTTGGCTTCGATTGACAACCCCTACAGTTACTCTATCTTCTGCTTCCTCTGTAACCTCCACTCTTGGAGTTTCTAGAAGTCTCAGATGGACTAGAAACTTAATGCATAACATCATCAAGGAATGTAATATTACTTTCAATGATTTGGTTGCTGCTAGATTTGATAACTACCATCTTGATTTCTGGGCTGCTTTCACTGTTCCCGCTAGCAAGAGAAACGGATATGACAATATGATCGGAAACGTCAGTGATTTGACTGATCCTCATGGTGCTGGTGTTGCTATTCCTTCCTACACTCTAAATCTTCCTCTTCCTTTCTTCTATGGAAGAGATAGTGGTGTAGCTCTACCTACCGCCGCTCTTCCTTATAACGAAATGAGAATTAACTTCACTTTCAGAGACTTCTCTGAATTGTTGATCCTCAGTTATGATGATGAACAAACTAACAGTGTTGCCGCTCAACCTTCCGACTTGACCACTGGAACTGCCCCCTCTTTGTATGCCGCAGTTTGGGCTAACTATGCTATTGTCTCTAACGATGAACGTAAGAGAATGGCTTGTGCCCCTAGAGACATTCTCATAGAGCAGGTTCAAACAGCCCCTAGATCTTCTTTTACTCCTGGAACCTCAGTTTCTCAGAGTTTCGACATTAGATTTTCTCATGCTATTAGAGTTCTATTCTTCGCTGTTCGTAATACTACTTGCAAGGCTGAATGGTCTGTTTACTCTACTGCATCACCCACTGTCACTCTATCCAATCAAGTCCCTGTTGTATTGTTCTATCCCGACGGTGCCGCTGACCCCATTCTTCAAACTTCTCTTATCTATGAGAACACCAATCGTTTGACTCAAATGGGTTCTGACTACTTCTCGCTTGTTAACCCTTGGTTCCACGCTCCTACTATCCCTGATATCATTGGATACCACTCGTATTCGTATTCCCTTGATTTTATGGCTTTGGATCCGATGGGTTCTACTAACTACGGTAAGCTAACCAACGTGTCTATCGTGCCTGAAGCTTCTTCTGCCGCTGTAGCAGCTGCTGCTGGTGGAGGAGACACTGGTTCTGGATACTATAGTCCTCAAACTTTCGAGTTCGTTGTAACTTGTATTAATAATAACATCATCAGAGTTTCTGGAGGTAAACACCAAGACGTGCCTCCAACAGTCAGCTGCTATAAAAGATGTGATAATTCTTTTATGGGAAAACAGTGTAAATTATCACCACCAATCGGTTCTAGTATGATTGAGTGTATGTAACTGGCTAGTCTATAAGAATCGTTCTTTGATTCTTTGGGCAAAACTATCAAATTGCGGGAAACCCCTAAAGAGCTTTTGAATACTACCATAGGATAGAAATATACCTATAGGAACCAAGCGTAATGGCGTGGGCATAGTAAAAATTTCAAAAGATTGGGCAATCTGCAGCCAAGTTCTAAACCAAGTGATTGGTAGAATGCAGTTCAACGACTAAATGGTAGTTGGGAAATTTCACAAAAAGAGATTTTCTTAAGATATAGTCTACTCCTTTGCGAAAGTAAAGGTATCCCTACAAGCTGAATAAATAATTCAGCCTGTAACAACAGGAATAAATCGGCGCTTGGATTTCCTGTGTTATAGAAGCCTGTTTTTGTGGCTCAAACATTTTTATACAAAACATTGTATAAAAATTGACTTTCAAATTTAAAGTTCTCAAAGTTTATCAAAAACAAATGAAAACCGCACGTATCTACAAAATAATTAATACTAAAACAGTTGATATCTATATTGGTTCAACTATTCAAAGTCTTGAAAAGAGATTTAAGTCACATAAAAGTAATTCAAAACTGAAGAAAAATGGTAAACTTTATGATTGTATGCGTGAAAATGGAATTGAACATTTTACGATTGAATTATTAGAGGAGTTTGAAATAACTTCAAAAGAAGATATAGGTATAAAAGAAAAAAAATATTATACTAATTTAAAACCATCTTTGAATACTATTTCTCCAGCAGTTTCATCCTTAAAAGCCACCGGAAGAATTTATAAAGTATATGAAAAGATAGATGAAACAAAGTTTTATATTGGTTCGACAACAAATGATTTAAATATTCGTCTTATACAACATCAATCTGCTTCAATAAAAGGAACAACTCCTTTATACACTTATATAAGAGAAAAAGGGCGAGATAATTTTGCTATTGAACTAGTTGAGGATGATATTGAAATAGAAAACCTTATCATACGAGAAAATCATTGGTTACAAGAACTTAAGCCTCCGTTAAATAAAAATATTTTTCTTACAAGAACTGAAAAAGAAAGGGATAAAGCTAAGTATGAAAAAAATAAGGAATCTATTAAGAAACGGGTTTCTGATCGCAGAGAAATCAAAAGAGATGAGATAAATACCCAGAAGAGAGAACACTATGCTAAAAATAAAGAAACTATCTTGGTAAAACAGAAAACTCAAGAATACAAAGACAATGCAAACAAAATAAGACGTGAAAGACGTGCCCGTGAAAGATTATAAATATAGTTGATTTTTATACAAAACATTGTATAAAAATGATTTTTTTAATTAAAATTCTATATTATGGTAAACACACATATGGAAGAAGAAATTACAGAAGAATGGAAAACTAAAAAGTACTATTCAAAATATACTATATCAAATTTAGGACGTGTAAAACATATCGCCAGAGATGAAATAATTAAAGGATCTATTAATGGAGATGGATATATTCAAGTATCGTTATATCCAGATAATAATGAAATAGGATTAGAAAAAAAACCACTTCGACTTCATCGTTTAGTGGCTGAACTATTTTGCTCAAACGACAGCCCTGAAAAGAAAAATATTGTGAATCACCTAAACAGTGACAAACTAGACAATCGTTCAATTAATCTTGAATGGACAACAAATTTAGAAAATACTCGCCATGCTGCAAAAAATGGTTTATTATTAGCAAAAAATCATCGCGCTGTTCAACGAATATGTCCGAAAACTAGAGAAATAAAGGTTTATGAATCAATTACGAAAGCATTTGAGGATAATAGAGATGTTTTAAAATATGATAATTATATAATTTGTGTTTGTAATGGAACTCAAAAAACAGCGGGTGGATATATATGGAAATATGTTGAAGAAAATATTATTGAAGAAAAACCAGATGGTAAAGAGGTTGAAGGTTTTGAAAATTATATAATCACCGATACCGGAAGAGTATACTCGAAAAAATCAAAAAGATTTTTGAATCCATCTCTAAATGGCTCGGGATACCATATTATTGATTTATACGCAACAGAATGCGATGAAAAAAAAGAAATCAAGGAATATACCCGTAAACGACATGAAAGGCGACAAAAATTTAGAGTTCATTTTCTAGTTGCAAAACATTTTATTGACAATGATGACCCAGAAACAAAACATGAAATAAATCACAAAGATAAAAATAGAATAAATAATAATGTTTCCAATCTTGAATGGATTTCTTCTATTGAGAACTTACAACACGCTCATAACAAAAAAGTTATTCAATGTGATAAAGATGATAATTTAATTAAGATATACGAGAGTTCTGTACTAGCGTCAAAAGATAATAATATCAATCCTAAAACTTTGAGTTCTGCCATAAAAAGAAAAACTTTCACTGGTGGTTTCTACTGGAAATTTGAGACTTTATAAATATAGTTTGGAAATTATTAGGTTTTTATACAGAAAATTGTATAAAAATTTAAATAGATCGTTAGTATCGTTTATTAAACTTATATTTCAGACAACAGTAATTCCCACGACATACTGGGCATTTCTTTTGTTTAAAAATTTTTTGGTGACAATCGCGACATAAATTATGATTGCAAATATCTGTTAATGTTGAATTAGGTTCTTTACATACACAGCAAATCAAATCCTCTAAATTTACACCGGAAAATTTTTTTCTTACGGCAAACAACTGTTCTTTCAAGACAATCTCATCTTTTTTTATAATATAATCCAAAAGCTTTGAATATCTATAATTTTTTTTAAATTCCAAAACAAAGTTTATGACACTATTAAATCTCGAAAAACTTTCTTCGAAAATTTTCTCAATTAGACAGTTACCCCCTGTGTCATAAACATGTGGGCATTCCCCATATATGGATATTTCATAATAATCTCCGGAACTGTCTAATTGGAAGCTAAAGAAATCATATTCAAATAATAAGAAATTGTTATTATCACCAATTTCTGCTTCCAATAAATCTGTAATTTGGCATTGAGTTAGTTCCAAAACATTTGGGTTTACCATATTAATTAAATGTGATACAACGTTTACGTTTGCGAAAGACATTTTAGTATTTGTGTTGATTATTCTGACTAAAAAAGTTTAAAAATCAATTTCCAAAAGTTCAGCTTCAATATCCATATCAACATCAATTATAATTTTTTTCGGATCTGGAAGTTCACTTTGATATTTTTGAAATTATATTTTTTATTATATTATAAATAAATGAAATGAGAAACAAAACAAAAAACAAAAAAACTCATAAGAAAAAATCCAAATCATTTAAAAAAAAGTCTAAGAAAAATTCCAAAAAAAAAAGGAATGACGGAATGATGCTGAACGACGATATTCTTAATAATCCTTATTTTAATATTGGTTTAGCTTTAAGCGGTGAAACTGAAAACAATAGCAAATGTGATTGTTCTAAAAACGAAGAAGAAATACTTAGACTTTTGAAAGAAATAGAAAAGAATTTAAGAATTTAAGTAAAATAGAAAATATAATAGTAAATTTAATTTTTGTTTAGAAATTAAATTTCAAAGGGAATTTTTTATGTTGATTTTAGTAAATTCACTAACATTAAAGTTTTAATTATATCATATCTGTATCGTTCTTCAGTTCTAGTGTTTCCAAGCATAACAAATTTAAATTTTTTCTGTTTGTCTACAGTGCATAAATTCGTTAAATACTCGAAAATAGTTGTTATCATTATTGGATCATCTGTGGTTGACTTCAAAGACAATTCTTCAATTTTTTTATTTATTCTTGATTTAGGTGGAAAGTAAAAGACATTTAACTTATTATTTTTATCATAAGATTCATAATTTTTAACTGAATCTACTTTTTCATTCTTCACATTTTCATCTTTATCTAATTCTCTTTTTAAATCGTCTTTTAATGTTCTGTTTAATATTGTTTTATTAGAAATATTGTCTCCAGTGAAATAATAGATCATGTGAGCAAGGGATTCGTTTATAAAAACACCTTCTTCAATCACTTGTTTAATAAATGCCAATTTTTTATCGTCTGAAAACGATGAATTAAATTTTGAAGAATCTATTCTTGTGTATGAAGCACTTTTATATGTTTTGGGCTTAGCTACAAAGGGTAACGCTGCATTTTTGATATCTTCTCCACCTGATGATTTTGTGTAAAATTGTTTTGCTATTTCAAGTGGTTCTTCTTTTCCTGCTGAATCAATGAAAGTTACATATCCAGTTTTTCCATCTTTTTTAATTTCATAAACTATGAATAAATGTGTTCTACTAGAAGAATCGTTGTTAGGTGTTTTTTTAATACTACCAAGTAATTTTCTTTCTTCGTCAAGTGTAATAAAATCTATAAGAGAAGGATCTTTTGGTGATCGATAATCTGACAATTTAAAATCTCTAATTTCACTGTTCAATTTATTTTCGACAAAATAAGGTGTTGACCCATCAGTTTTAATAAATTCATCTGACTTTAAATGATGTTCAAAAATCTTAAAAGGATTAACAGTTATACCATTATTAGTTAATGATTTAATTAATAATGGTATTAATCCTTCATCATCTTTACCCCCAAGAATAGTCCAACTTTTTCCAGATCCAGATATACCATACCCAAATAAAATTGTTGAACGTCCTAATAAACTGTTTATATTTAATGGAGAATTTTCACCACACATTTCATCAAATAGATTCTTATTTTTTGTGGTATTTTTAAGTCCACCGCCTTTACCGATTTCTTCAGTTGTGAATGAAACTTTAGAAAATGGACCAAATTTATTACCAGGAAGTATTTCAATAGTTTGATCATTATTAATTTTAAAAAAATCATTTATAAAATAACTAGTGCCATCCATAATAATCTTATCACCTTCACGAGTTGGTTTAATTTTCATATAAACTTTAATTTTACCAAATCGACTTATGTTCATTTCTTCAAGATCATTTTTAAGTTTTATGAGACCATTTATGTCAACTTTCTCCACTTTTTTATTGTAATTTGTTTTATGAGTATTAAATTCCGTTTCTATTTCAGGTTTATCTTTATCAGTATATTTCTTAACACTTTCTTCAATTGAATTAATAATACTATCAATTTCTGATTTAATTTTAACAATTTTTTCTTTATTTATCTTATCAATTAGTTCAATATATCTGTTTTTAACTTTTCCCAAACTAGAAATCTTTTCGTCGTCATCTTCTATATTTTTGGCAGCTTCAAAAGATTCATTTATTGGTTCAAAAGTTTTTTGTTCTTCAACTGATAAACCAGGCGTTTTTATTATTTTTTCAATACTTCTTATTAGTTCTTGGATTTCTTTATTTTTTCCGCCTTGTTTGGATAACATAATATCAATTTCATTTTGTATTTTTTTTAATTTGTTTAATATTTGTCTATGCTTTTCTCGTATACCAAGCAATTGTTTTATAGGATCTTCCATTTTTATTCTATATTTTTTTTTATTTTTTTTTCTTTAAAAGTTTGTCTCAAAAATATTTATAGTTTTCTTCTGGATTTTCTAGACTTCTTTCTAGAGTTCTTTTTAGACTTCTTTTTGATTTTTTTCATAGACTTCTTTTTGGATTTCTTCTTAATCTGTTTCATAGACTTTGTTTTTCTTCTTGATCTTGACTTCTTTCTACCTCCATCGTCTACACTTTTAACTTGTTCTTCAATTGCGGCCACCTCTTGCAATATAGAGTCAGTATCTATATTTAATTGTTTAATTTGATTATTTAAATTTTCAATTGTTAATTCGAATTCTCCTTTTTCTTGACTTAATTGGTCAATTTGTTGTTTTAATTGTGCAATTTGAGATTTTGCTGTAGAATCCCCTTCAGTTGATTTACTTGTTAATTCTTTTAATTCAGCATTTAATCTTTCAATTACAGATTCCAATTCTTTTTCTGAACCAGATGCAATTAAAATATTTTTGTTAAGTTGGGTAATATTTTGTTCTTTTGTTTTCAATTCTAACTTAAGTTTTTCTATTTCAGTACTAATTTGTTTTAGTTTTTCAATTATAAGAATTTTTTTTGCCGACATTTTTATTATTTAAAAGAATTTTTTTATTTAAAAAAATTAAAATAATCAAGTGAAATTCCATCTGAGCTTCTATAATAATTCCAAAGTAAACTATTATTATTGAAAACCGTGAGTATTCCAAATCCAAAATCTTTGTAGTTATAATATTCAGTGTAATCGTGTTCCAAATAATAATCAGAGTTAGGTCTTTCTTGACATCCCGCCGCACCTTATATAATATGATAGATTCCATTTTCATCTTTTTTTCCATTTATTAATACGTGGTGATGAAATCATGATACTGAATCGAGTTTCCTTCTGAAAATAAGTCCAATTTGTCAGGAGAATAATCGCAAAAAATTACAGAGTTCGATTCATAAGGTTTTTTAGTAGACCAAGAAATAGTCATTAGCGAAACTGAAATTATAATGAAGAATGAAAGAAGCGTGTATAGTGTTTAATAAAGTTAAATAGATAAAATAAAAAAATTGCATTTACTTTTTATATATAAAAAATGTATTTAAATTGAGTTAATTTTTATACACAGAAATTAAATTGTTCTAAAAATGAAGCAAATACTTTATCATTGCTTTTAGAGAAGTCTTTTAATTTATAACTAATAACATCAAAAAGTTTGTTGTGTGAGGTTATAAATTTTCTAATATTTGGAAGATTAATGATTTGAACTAAAATCATAATTTTTATTTTTTTTGTCAAACCAGTGTCTTCTGATCTAATTGAAGACAAATATTCTTTCAAAAGACTTGTTATTTCATCAGAATTTATTTCATTATTTTCAATAAATTTATAATATAATATTGAATCGGTGTTATGGAAATCTTTAATTTCCATATTTGAATAAACAGAAGGTAATTGAAAGAAATCACATATTTTTTTAAAATTTTCCTTTCTTTTTTGTTCTTCTTCGAAGTGATTATTTTCAACCAATCCAATGCATAAATCGCATTGACAATAACCTTCGTCTTCTTCATTATGACAACATTCTAGACAAAAACAATCTTGGTTGCCGTTTCTGCAAATGTAATTGGCGGAGGCGTTTTGGTAAGTTGACATTTCAAAAGGTTTTGAAAAATATCAAACAAAAAAATACAAAAAATCAATTTTTTTGTAAACCTAATAAATAAGGGTTTCAATTAAATTTTTATAAAAACTACGTCTAGGTAAATGAAAATCTGAATAGACTCCGAATTTAATTTTAACTTTATATTCATAAATGTGTTTATCAATTTCTAATATGTCGTGTCTATCTAATCTATTAAATTTTGTGTCTTTGTCTGAAAAAGTTGTCAATCTCATTGTTTTTTCATTCCATGCATTTGCATATTCAAAAAGTTTCAATTGATCACATGCCCAAATTACTGAATAAGGAGATGAAATTTGATAAAAGTGTCCTTTATTTATATAATATTCATACCAATGTTCGATGGTATTATTGATATCTAAAATTGTTTTAATAGAAAAAATGTCAGACCAAGTTTTACAATTAGCTGCACAAAAACAGACTGGATATTGTAAATGTTCTGAAATAACGTTTCTATAAACGACGAAATTTTGTTCGTCGATGTGTTTAATTGGTTCGGTGTAAAAATAATTATTAAGAGGTATTAGATCCATGTCAGATATAATAATTGAATTTTTAACATCATTCATTAAAGCTGGGTATAAAAGTCTAACACATTGTGCTTGAAAAGCTGTTGGAATATCTTTAATGGGTTTAAATAAAATTATATCATCTTTAAATTTCAATAAATCATCAGGTATAAAAGAAGAGACCAAAATAAATTTCGTTTCAATCCCGACATAATGTTTCCAAGAGTATTTCACAATATCAAAAAATTGAGTGTAATCATCATTTAAATCACATGCCACGACGGATAAATCTAATTTCATGTTTAAATAAACATTTTTCATTTTTTAAATGTGAATATAATAAAACAAATTTAAAGATATGTGTTTTTAATATAACCAGCCATAGCTCAGTAGGTAGAGCACCGGACTGTAACTGTCTGATAATTGATATCCGGGTGTCGTGAGTTCAATTCTCACTGGTTGGAAAATATTAAATAAAAACATGTTTATTTAATATTTAATATACAATATACAATATACAATATACAATATACAATATTATCTTCTGTATAAAAAATTGAAAATAAATGAGCTTTTTTATTATATAAAATTAAGAGATGAATATTTTATTTACAGATGGTAGTTGTTTAAAAAATCCAGGTGGTCCTGGAGGTTGGGCTTTTATACTTATTGATAAAGATCGAGAAATTCATATGAGTGATGGAGCTAAAAGTACAACTAATAATAAAATGGAATTACTAGCAGTTATAGAAGGACTTAGATTTATTAAACCGAAAGAACAATGTAAAATATATAGTGATAGTCTATATGTAATAAATTGTGCAATAGGAAAATGGAAAAGGAAAGCAAATCAAGATTTATGGGAAGAATATGAAAAAGTGTCATTAAATAAGAAAGTTGAGTTTGAATGGGTTAAAGGGCATTCAGGTAATGAATATAATGAAAAAGTTGATAAAATGGCATTGTGTGAAGCCCGATCAATTGATATTTAAAAATAAAAAAATAAATAAAATAAAATGGGGCATGATTACATTATTAAAAATATTTTGGAGGTTGTTTTTACAACCGGAAAAATGAATATAACATTGGAAGAGATTGGATGTTATTTTAAAGAGACTGACACATTTGAAGCTAATAGTGATTGTTCGGATTATGATTCAGATGATTTCTATAATAAAAAATATTTATCAAGTGAATCTTATATAAAACTTGAAATTTATAATGAAGCAATTGGTTGGAGAAATGAAAAAATAAAAACGAAATATTCTGATTTATTATTAGAAAATGATGTTGATTTGAAAAATGTAATTAGTATAGTAAAAAAGCAGATTAGATATTTACGACGTTAGATAGTGATAATGGATATGAAATTCAACCTAAATTTCTACTGTGTACAATTAACTTTTACACCATTAACTCCGGTTTTAGAATCTTTATTTTCAAGGTTAGACTTAGCAGTCTGTGTAAATTTTTGATTTCTAATTTTCTTTTTTGTAAGAATATATCTCCAAATTCAAAATTTTTTTTTATTATTATATTGTATAATATAAAAAATGATAATTATACGAAAACTGGACGGAACTACTGTCATACTTGAACCTGATTTATCTCCAACTGGTACATATGAAAATTTTAGAAATATTATAGACAACCACGAAGATCTTGGTGTGAATTATAAAATTATTTGTCGAGGTAGTGAAATGTCTGAAACGAATTTTGAAGAGTGCAAAAGAGAGATCCCTCATCTTGCGAGGATTTATGCTGTTAATCCCGGCGTTAATTTTTTTGATGTAATCAGAATATTAGATTTGATAATCAAGTCAAGGGATAAAGAAGGAGCTACTTCTGGTGACATAGAACCAATTAAAGAAAAACAATTTGATTTATTAGAACGCATTTTTCAATATGTTTCAAAAGATTTTCCGAAAGAAGAAGAAGACGGTGGTCGTAAAAAATCAAAGAAGAGATCAAAGAAGAGATCAAAGAAGAGATCAAAGAAGAGATCAAAGAAGAGATCAAAGAGATCAAAGAAGACTTGAGAATACAGTTTGATTTATAATATTTTATCACTATATAAAATAAAATAATATATTTTTTATATTATTTTAGTCATGAAAATGTATTTTAAAAAAACATATCTTAAATAAATAAATAAATAAATATAAAAGATGTCAGATGAAGAAAATAAAGAAGAACCGATAGATGATTCATCTATGAATTTAAATTATGATGAAGATGAATATAATACAATGAATAATAATAATGATAATTACGAAGACGAATACGAAGAAGAATATGAAGATGAATATGACCATGAATATAATAGTATGAATAATAACAATAATAATGAACAACCATATGATGATATAATCGATAATTATTCAGAAATTGATAGAATTTTCGAACAAGTTTTGATGACTTATATAACAAGCACCAGAAATGTGTCAATTCCAGCGATTTCAGAACCACTTACACCATCAACTTATTATTACCCATCTCGAACAAATTCAATTATTATTCCACAATCATCATCGTTTGATATGGGTTTTAGATACCCGTCAACTTCGGAAAGACGATTTAATAATATAAGAAGATTAAATGATGTATTTTTGGATAGAATAATTGATAGAATAATTGATCCATTTGAAAGTGTTTTAAATCAAAGCTTAGATGAACAACCAAGTGTCGCAAAAATTAATGACGAAATGGAAATAGAAAGTTTTAAATATAATAGTTTAACCACAGATGACAAAGAAAAGAATTGCTGTATATGTTTAGAAGATTTTACTGTCGAAGACGAAGTGTCATTTTCAAAGTGTCACCATTTATTTCATACTAAATGTGTAAAAGAATGGTCAACTTATAAAACAACATGTCCTGTTTGTCGTGAAAATTTTGAATAATAAAAAATATTTGATATAAATAAAAAATGGGTAATAGCATTAAAAAATTAAATGATATTAAAAATGGAATTGATTTCTTGAAAGATTATAGCTTCGAATTAATATTTGGTGTATGTATAGCACTGATAATTTTGTTTTCTATATATAGAAAATATAAAGGAGAAAAGGGGAGTTGGTCAACAAAATATTTTTATGATTCAAAAACATCATCATCATTTGTTGATAAAAATGATTTTAAGACGAATCGTGTCCGAACTGACAGTAAAGGTGAAATAGAATGCCGAAGAGTATTAGAAAAAATTTTCAATAAACCTTTCAATAAAGCAAGACCTAATTTTTTAAATAATCCAGTGACAGGAGGAAATTTCAATTTAGAATTAGACTGTTATAATGACGAATTACAAATTGCCGTGGAATTCAATGGTCAACAGCATTATAAGTATGTTCCTTATTTTCATAAAAATAATGAAGCTTTTTTGAATCAAAAATATCGTGATGATATGAAAAGAAGAATGTGTAAAGATGAAAATATAATTTTAATAGAAGTTCCATATACAGTGAAAGTTGAAAATATTGAAAGATTTATTAAGGACGAGTTAAAAATGAAATTAAGTAGATTTAACCGATAACAAAATAATTCATGTTGTTTTCCACTAAATATTGAAATGCTTTATTATATCGAGTGAAATGTTGATCTGTGTCCAAATGCATTATACCATCACCAGATTTTCCGTATTGTAATTCACATCCAGATTTCCACCATAGATTAAAGTTTGCTTTATCGTCATGAATTTTATAAATATAAATATTGTTCATAGATAAAAAATTTCCAATCATCAAGTCGTCGCTAGTTAAACAATATTCATTTTTCGAAAAAAAACGATAGTAATCTTCAATTGAATAATTGTTTTGATTAGTTATTTTATTTATAATTTTGTTGCTAAAGCAAACTGACATGTATCCTTCTGGGATATTTACATAAGAAGGAACATTATTGTTCCTAATCCAGTTTTGAGGTCCTTTAAAATCAAAACCGGACAAACAATAAACAAAATTGGGATTTATATTAATATACTTTATAAATGTTTCGATTGTATGTGGCAACATTAATACATCATCATCTACATAAATTATATTAGCATTGGGGTGTTCAGAATAGTCTGATAAAGTTGGTAAAAGTTTCATTATAGGGCCATAATCTTCTTCATATTGGAAAATTTGTATTTTATGGTTGTTTTTTATAAAGTCTGGAATGTCGTAAGTTTGACCAGTTCTTTTGAATTGTTTTGGAATGTTTATTCGAATTAGATCCGGAGGATATGTTTGATTGAGTATAGAATCTAATGTATTTTTCATTAATTTGATTCTTCTTGGGGAAGTAGTTATAGATACTATAACAACATGGTTATTAGTTGTTGTTTTGTAATTATATTTTATATCATTTTCTATATCATTTTCTATATAATTTTGTATATCATTATTAGTTTTTTGTTTAGAAGAATAGTTGTATAATTTATATAAAATGAATCCTGTGAATATAATTAAAAATAGATAGAATACAATTTTTTCAATTTTCATTATTTTAAATACAACTTTACATTTCTTAAAACGAATTAAATTTTTGTCATTTCAGTTGTTTTATAATCAGTATTAGCTTTACTTAGTTTACGAATAAGAAAAATAATCAATAAAACTATCAATGCAACTAATACCAAAGAACCTATGACAATACCAGCTATTACACCTGGACTATACGAAGATGAAGATTCACTATTTTTCGGATCACTATTTTTCGGATCACTATTTTTCGGATTGAGGTCTTTAACTATTTTTACAAAACGTCCTTCGATTTTTGTTGACATATCTACTCCACTAATAAATCTAATGTAAATTGGTGCTGTAAATTTGGATTTTTCATCTTCTTTAATATAAGACTTTGACACGGCATAATCTATTACTAAAATTAGATCTTTTGCCAAATAATATAAATCATCGTTATTTATGTCAACGATGATTTCATCCACAACTGTTTTTTCATCACCTATATTGATATTAATAAGCGGTTTATATTCAATTACATGTGGTTTTATTATACCTTTATCGATATCAAATAGTATCTGGATTATGTTCGTGTTTGATCCAGTTGGACTAGATATTTGTTTGAAATAAAAGTTATTACTTGATATGAATGACGGGTCGGATGCATCGCGTTTTTTTTCCACTGAATATTTTTTTTCAGATAGATTCATTTTTATTTTATATAAAAGATTATTTAAAAAGAAGAAATTTATTTTTAAATAAATAAGAATGGAACAACAAATTTTAAAGAAAGAATTAGAAGAAAGAAAAAATGAAAAAGAAAATTCTTTGTGGAATAATTCAATGATAACGTCTGCTCTCAACTCGATGTCACACGATGAACTCGAACATTATAAAAAAATTGGTGAATCTATGTTTGGAGAAATTAATTTTGAAACTGCCGGTGTTACTGATAAAAACAATATTCCTATATTTTTAACCGATGCCGCATCTTATATTTGTGAAAGTTTAAAATCCGGGCTACATCCGAGTATGCTTACGGAGAATGAACAATGTATTATGGAAAATGTATTTGGGAAAGAGTGGTATAAAATATATGATTATGTAGAGGAAGATTTAAGAGAAGTTGTGACTCTTAAAAAAGACGATAAGTAATTTCATTTTAAATTTCATTATAAATTTAAAATTATGATTATGATTGTGATTATGATTCTTGTAAATTTAATGGTTTAATACCACTTCCTCTTACTCCGCCTAAGTAGTTACTTCCACCACTTAATCCTAAAGGTGTTGAATTATCTGGTGTTGAAGGTGTGGTTTCGTTACTACTATCATATTTATTTGGTAATAAAGGTTTATATTTTGGTGTTGTTTCTAAACGAATCGTTATTTCTTTTTTTAAAAAAATAACAGATAATAACAAAGCGGCAAATAAACCAAATAGAACTAAAAATGTTACCATCAATGCAAAATATGTTTCTGAATCAGTATTGGAAAAATCAGGGTTTGTTTTTCTTTGTGTTTCAACGTATTCGTCATTTTTTGATTTCAAAACTGCGAAAGTAATTCCTGATATCAATGATATTAACATTACAAAAAACGTTACTGATAAAATAATAATATATAGTTCCATTCTTTAATTTTTTATATATTAAATTATTTTAAATTATTTTAAATTTTTATAATTTTATCAAATACTCCTTCTGTGCATTGATGCGCCACAACTAGAACATTTTTATTTTTGAAATGTTCTTTGATTGTGTCAAAAACAATTGATGTTGATTCGGAATCAAGACTAGCAGTGCATTCATCTAACATTAATAGAGGAACATTGAATATTTCTGCCAATGCGAGAGTGAATGCTAATATAACCCGTGATGTCTCACCACCTGAAAGATTTGTTATATCACAATCTGATCCTTTATAACTAATTTCAACATTAATCTGAGGTTTGCTATTTTTTTTTGTTTCTTTGAAACAGCAAAGATTTACATTAATAGGATTATCAGGGAAAAAATTTTCTAAATAGACTTGAGAATGCATATTTATCGTATCCACAATATTTACCATTGCTATTGATTCTGATTCAATAATTTTTTCTAATAATAATTTAGAAGCATTGTACTTATTTTTTGCAATCTCTTCTTTTTCTTTCAGATCCTCGAGTTTTTTAATCCAGTTATCATATTTCTCTTTTTCTTCTATATATTTGATGTATTTTTCAATATTTTCAAGATTTTCTTTATGTTCATCTCTTTTAGAATTCAAAGACTCAATTTCTTCTTTTAAAATATTCATGATATCATTGAGTTCTTTTTCCGATTTTATAGAATTGTATATACTTAAATGTTCATCTATTTTGTTTTGATTGCTTTTTTTCTGAATTTCCAATTCTTTTTCTATTTTCTTTCTTTTATCTGTAAAATTTTTAATTTGAGTTTTCTTATTTTGTTCTTCGAAAATACTATTTCGTAAGTCTTCTTCATCTTCATCAAAGACATTTTCGTCTATATTTTCAAAAGATAATTCATATTCTTTAATCTGTTTTGATAGTTGTTCGACTTTATTTTTAGAAACCAAATACGAAGAAGAAAATTTTTGATTTGATAGATTATTTTCGAGAACAGAAATTTCTTTCTCAAGTGTAATTTGGGTTTTCAAATAATTCTCCATGTGTTCAATATCTTCTGAAAAAGACTCAACGCTTGGCGGTTCGTCATATTGATTCTCTATATTTTCAATTTGTTCTTTAATTTTTTGATTCTGATCTATTTTATTTTTAATTTTATTGATTGTTGATTCAAGTGATTTAATGTCCCTGTTTAATCCACTAATTTCTGAAATCAAATCTTCTTCTTTTAAATCTTCAGATAATTCTGGTAATGAATTATTAAAGGCGCAAAGTTTTTCATTTTCAAAAAATAAATTTTTATTACAGCAAGGACATGAATAGGTTATCTTTTTCTTTTTTAAAATAGTTAGTTTCTCTCGTTTTTCTTCATGTAATAACCGTTTATCTTCCAATAATTTTTCTCGTTTTTCCAAATCATCTATGTTTACATTAGCATCGATCTGTTTTTTCAAAAATGCGATTTTTTTGGCATCTTCCAAAAATCCTTTTAGGTCTTTTATAAGATCAACGCATTCATTTTTATTATACTCGTTCCACAAACATTTATTTTTCAAATCTAATTTATTTGTTATTTCTAATATTTCTTTTTCTTTCATATTTTCCAATTGATTCGAACTTTCTTCGAATTGTGATCTTATATTTTTGAAATCTTTGAATTCTATTATAGTTTGAAGTCGTTTTTTTAATATTTTTAGTTCTTCATCCCCAATATAATCACTTGATTGTTCTTCTAAACTTAAATTTTCTAAAGCTAAAGATAATCCTTCTATATTTTCATCTTTATTTTGAATAAAAGAGTTCAATATGAAAGTATCGGTGAGTTCCTTTTGTGTTTTTGAAAATATATGAGAATTTTTTTTAATAGATGTTTCACAATTTTTATAACGAATCTCTTCATTTTTAGTTGTAAGTTCAATATTTTTTGTTTTTAAAGGAAAAATTACTTCGATTGGTAAAGAGAGTTCGGATATAACCTGTTCCATCGTTTGTATTTGTGACATAAGTTTGATAAAAGTCTCATTATTTTTTTGTATCAAATTTTTGCATTTTGTTCTGATTTCTTCTAAATTAATATCATTGAATGAAAACTTTTCTAAAAAAGAAAGTTTTTCTGATGGACCCATAACAATAAACGAATTTAATGCATTTTGAGCTATATAACCAGTTACATTAAAAGATGTTCCAAATTTTTGATTTATAATATTTTGAGCAACATCATCTTGGAAAGTTTTATCATCAACTTTAACAATCAAATTGTTTGGTTTTTTCTTTCTGATTATATGTAAATCTTGGAAAGTAAATTCAACAGAACAAGATGTTTGTCCATGACTTACAACTTTTTGACCTGTTCCATATAATACAAAATTTATAGACATTAAAATAGAACTTTTTCCCTGTCCACTAGGAGCAGAAATAAGATGTAATCCATCTTCACCGAAATCAAAACTGCTATCTGAATAACATCTAAAATTTACAAGTCTAAGTTTCATTTCTTTTTTTAAAAAAATTTATTCTTTAAAAAAAATATTTCAATTTTTAATTTATATCTGTTTAGAATTTGCATTTATTTGCATAGTATAAGATGTGGATTGTAAATTAGAATTCCAAATAAACAAATTGAAAATGATATTACTATAAGGTTTTATTTTTATTGTTGAAGCAATTAAAAAATTATGTTTAAAATAACCTTCATCTTTTTCAAAAATTGATGATGAAATAGGGAAAACATGATCATTTATTGAAACCGAAATAAACTGAAAATTTACAGGAAAAAATGAATAATATTCAATTGATATATATAATCCTTCATTTAATGTTATATCTGAAATATTATTTAAATTCACCGAGAATAATTTACTTCCAATTGTTTCTTGTATTGGAATATTTAGAATATTTATAAAAGATATTCGATCATTTCTGGTTTGTTTAGAGACAACAACCGGATCAATACATGGTTCATTGTAGCATTTTTGAAAATAATCCTTAGGGCATAATTTTCCACCATTTACTCCATATGTTGTTATTTTATAATCAACTTTTTGAATTCCTTCACCACAAGAAGTGCTGCATTTTCCTATTTCTACTGTATATTCACAATCAGTTTTAATCAATTCTAGCAAGGTGGGTGAATCAAATGAAATAGGTTCGCTTGAATTTTGTGTTACGTTCCCCATTTTATTTTTATTTTAATATCAATATAAAAATCGATATTTTAAATTTTAAATTGTATATAATAAAAAATAATATTTTTAAATGAAAAGTAAGAAAGTGAAAAAAATAAAGTCGGTTAAACCTTTAAAAAGAAGATCTAGATCAGTAAAGAAGAGAACTAGAAGATCAAGATCATTGAGAAAGAAATCTAGAAGATCTAGATCATTGAAGAAGAAAACTATGGATGGTAAAGATGAAAGTTTTGTTGTTGGTGAAAATAAAAATATTTATGATGTGATCGACTCAAGGTTTGATAATTTTGAGAATAAAATAATTAATACAATCGATGAAAAATTAAAAGATTTAGAAGAAAATGTTATGACTAAATTTCCAAACATAAAAATAAGTGTAGTTCAAATAGTAGGTTATTTCAAAAATGTCGACCCTTTTTCACCTCATGTGATAAACACTGAATCAAGAGGTAAAGGAAGTGGATTCATTATTGATATTGAAAACGGTTTGATTTTAACAAATGCTCATGTTGTTGAGAATGCTATATATTTATATGCTTTAACTGAAAAGTTTAGACAAAAAAAAATTGAATTGAAAATTATTTCACTTTGTGTTGAAAAAGATGTTGCTTTATGTCAAATAGCAAAAGAAGTAGACCGTAAACTTATACTAGGCGATAAAAAAGCTGATGAAATAAATATGAAATTTATTGATAATTTTGATTTGAAACATTTAGATAAAGTTTTTGTAGTCGGATATCCATTAGGTTTTGATAATATTAAAGCAACTGGTGGAACTATTACAGGATTTTTTAGTAATACCACAAGCGAAGAAGGAGGTAATGATATATTTATTGATTCCGAAGATACGTCTTCTTATATTGAAACAAGTGCACCAGTAAATCCTGGTAATAGTGGAGGACCTTTAATTAACCCTAAGGGTGAAGTGATAGGTATAGTTTCAGCCGGTAGAAGTTTTGCAGGATTTATGAGAATTGCCCAAAATGTAAATTATGCAGTAGGTTCTAGAACAATTTTATCTATTTATGATGATTTATCAAAATCACTTGACGACAAAAACAAAGTTGTTATTCAGGCTAGATATAGTTTTAAATATAACAAAACAAGTGAAATTCAACTAAAAGAATTAAAATGTCCTTCAGAAGGAATATATATTTCTAAAATATATCAGGATAGTAGTTTCAAAGATAATATAAAAATCGGTGACATTCTATGTAAAATATCATTCAATGATATATATAAAAATAAAGATTGTTTTGATATTATGAAAAAATGTGATAAAAATGAAGGTGATAGAGTGTCATATGAAATAAAAAGTGACGGTTTTCTTGTGAATGATCAATATAAAGATAGGAAATTTGTTTTAAAAGAACTTTTCGATTCAATACCAATTGGAACTGATCTTATTTTTAATATTTTTAGAGATGGAAATTTACAAGATATAGAAGTATCTTTTAAAACTGTGTCATCATCTAATAGAAATAGAATAGCACTACCTGGATTTGAACCGTATAAATTTATTATAACACATGGACTATGTATCGGGGAATTAACTTTAAATCACGTGTTTTACAATCAAAATTTAATTAAATTTATTGAAGGAGAAAATCGATATAAAAGTTTTTTAATAATAAATTGGATATTTCCTCAAACAGAAGCATCTAATCTTAATATACAACAAGGAACTATTATTTCAAAAGTGAATAATGTAAATGTTTCGACAATAAAAGATTTAAAAATATTGTTGCAAACAAAAAACGATAGTTTGGAAATAATCAGTTTTGAGAATGACAAATTTGTAATAGCAAAAGATGATGAAGAAAATAAAAGAATTCAAACAAATGTTAATAATGCAATATCGATTATATCTTAATAATCGTTGTTTTATCACATTTGGTTGAGAATACTATTAGAATTATCATAATGATTAATACAAAATATTTCAAAGACTGTTGAATAATCTTTTTAGGAAGAACCATATTTTTTTTGAAAAAATGAAATAAATTTATCTAACCATGTTTCAACGCCATTTTCTCTTAAAGATAGATAGCAAAATGCTGCTTTTGCCCAAACATCTATCATTGGTATAATAGAATTTTCTGTATCAATGCTAATGATTTCTTCTTCTGCAAGTAACCAAACTATTGGGTATATAGACCATAAAATAATAGTGTAAAAAGAGTTCTTTTTATTTTCTTTATTTTCATCATTCCTTCTAGATATTTCCAAGAGATTTGCAAAAATAGGAATAAATAAAATACATCCTATTGTGAACCAGATAATTCTATTTGCATGAGATTTTTCAAGTCTTCCAAATAATCCAGAAATCATCATTATTGAATTTAAACTGACTAAAAAAAATATTTTTTCGATTGGAATTTCGGCTTTGTATAGTATACAAAATAAAATTATTCCAGTTGTTAAAACCCAATCGGTATATCTTGCAATTAAAATATTATTTTCATTTATAAACATCGCAACGTATGCAATACTTGCAATTATAGGTACAAGTGACACCAAAACCAATTTATAATAATAACAGTAAAAAGCCAAAAAAACGAATTTTAAAACAGCTAAAACTCTGAATATTTTAACAATTATATCAGGTTCTTTGTATTGAGGATCCAGAATTTTTTTGTCTTTATTTTCTTCTGAATGTGGTGAATTCATATTTTTTATTATATTAAAAATAATAAAAAATATTGATTTAGAAATTAGAATTTTAATTGTAAAATGGAAGAAAAAAAAGAACTAAATGTAAATTATATTACGTTTGGAAAATATAAAGATAAGGATCTCACAGATTTATTAAAAGATCGTAAGTATTGTTTATGGTTAGTAGAACAAGATTGGTTTAGAGAAAGTTATGAATATCTTTACAATTCACTAAAAAAATATGACCCTAAAAAATACTTTTTTTCAGATGTATTTGAATGTGAAGAAGATGATTTAGTTGAAAATTACAAGTATTTCAATTTAATACAAATACCTGATTTAAAAATTGCATTAAGCGAAAAAGAACTTTTTTGTTATTCATTTTATTTGAAAATGATCAATAAGATGAAAAATGATGTAAAAAATAATATTATTATGAAAAAAAATAACCCATTTGATATAAAAGCTCCATCGAAATGGTTAAAAGTTTTAGAAGAGGAAGGTAAGGATTTAGATATAAAAAGAGATGATTTTAAAGAATTTATGTCATGTTATGAATTACAAAATATACCCTTTATTTTAGAAGATATAAAAAAAATTGGAGGAATAGAATATAAAGGTGCAAAATCTTTTACAATAGCCAAAAAAAGATCAACAGATCAAGAAAAGTATTGGGAAAATATTCTGAAAGAAAAATACAGCGATAGTATTGGAAGTCAATTTAAATATGAGAAGTGTATATTTGATTTTATATGTATTCCTAAAAATACGATTTACGAGTGTAAATTAGGATTAAAAGACTTTAATGAGGAACAATTTAATAAATATCAAGTCGCTCTACAAAAATACAATATAATATATCTAATAGGTAATGATTGTGTTATAAACGTTGATTTAGAAACAATTTACACAAGTAATATGGAAAAATACATATTATATCAATGTCAAATTCCTTTGTTGAAAAATCCTAGTAAATTTGATGAATTGATTTTTGATTTTGATATTTGTGAAATGGAAGATTTATCATCTGTTCTTTAGTAATAATGATTTGAAATTAGGCGAATTATAAACTATTGTATCAAAACCTTTTATAAATTGTTCCTCGAGATAATCTCTTAATCCAGATGGTTTATAAGTTATAATTTTATCAAATCCAGAAAATAAATTATTTTCCAATATAGAAAATCTTTCTGGTTGAAATTCTCTTTTTAATATTTTCACAGGTGTTCCAAGAGCAATACATGGTAAGGCTATATGAAGTCTGTTTGTTGTAACTAGTTCTTTTGTTTTAAGTTCATTTATAAGATTTCTGGCTATAATAATTTGTTTATCAAATGGAATAATACCTGTTTCCTTATCTTCATGCATATAAACTGCTTTTCCTTTTCTTGGACCGTCATAAATCGGTATAGTGCAAGTTGAACATCCGGTAAAAATGGATTTTAGATGAGGTAATTTTTCGACTTCTGACATTGTGAATTTGTCTCTACAACCAATTAAAGTATTTTTGGTAATATTTTTCATCATATTTCTGTCTGAATGAAGTCCTATATATAATGCGTTATTTGGTAATTTTTCTTTCTGATGTCTATGCCATCCATTAATAATCATGTCATTTTCTGTCATTTGAGATCGATCTTCAAAATTTGACATTTTTATATCATATTTTTTTTCAATGAAATCCATTAAAGCTATTGTTTGCATTGCATCACCTATATTTGCATTTTTCTCAGAGTATTTCACAAGTTTCATTTTATTTATTATTTTAAACTAAAATATATTTTTCTTAAATAAATATAAACTATGAACAAAAGCAGCGCCGAGATTCAACGACAAAAAAATATAGATTCTGTTAAAATGGAAATTTTTTACAAAAATAGCAACGAACCTTATATTGTTGAAAATTCTATATATAATGTTCAAAATGATATGGATGTTTTTCCATATTCTAGATGGTTTCAAGGTGTTCCAACCGATGACAGACCTATAGTATCTGAAAGAGAAGCCGGTTGGACACCGAAAAATATATTACAAAATAGAAATAAAACAGAAAAAAAGAAAGATCCTCTCAAACCGGCAAATTTATGTTTTCAAGCCGCATGTTCAGTTGTTTATCCATGCTATGCACAAGATACTGCTTACATTGGAATTAATAAAGCATGTATAAACGAATATCGTTGAAAATTTAAAATAAAATATTATAAGTAAGTAAATAAATAAATAAATAATGAATAAAAAAATAATGCGGGATGAACAGATTTCAGAATTGATAAGACTTTATCCGGATTTGTTTCCTGGTTATTTGAATTTCGCCGCAGATTTTAACGCAGATTTCACAGATGTTGGAAAAAAAAATACAAAAAAAAAGAAAAAAAGCAAAAAGAAAAAGAAAAGAAGTGGGAAAAAATAAATTTATTACACCAAATTGGTGTGGATATGTAATAAATTTTTAATTTATAGTTATAGTCAAGTACTAGTTACTGTTCGTGTTTTTAACTCTATGCTTTGATTAACAACCTCTGAAATATATAGTGAATAACTTCTATATAACCAGTCTTCGCCTTCATCATCATCCAATTCATTTCTTTTTAATAAAAATTTTTTAAATTTTTCATAATTTATATTTGAGTTAGGGGATAAGTTGTCACATAATCTAACTTCTAAAGCCATTTCTTTTTGAATTAAAAAAGTCATCCAACTTTCAAATAACGTTTTTTTAATTGAAACATTTTCATCCGTGAATTGAACATTAACAGATTCTGTTTGGTAATGTGAACTATATGTATTTCTAATTAATTTTTGAACAATTGAATCAATAACCAAATTCAGTTTACCTACTTTAATATTAATTGGGCTGTCAAATGAAATAGTTCTAAATTCCGACTTAACTTCTTTTTTTTCATTGACAATTTTCAATAGAGATGCAGCAATTAAATAATCTCCTTCACTCATTTGTTTCTCACATAATTCCAACATATTATTCAAAACTGAATCTTGGGTGCTCATTTTACTAAAAATATTGATTTTCTTTTTTAAAAAAATCATTTTTTCTTATGAACATCTTTTGCATTGAGATACGTGTTTTCTTTCATAATTGAATCCTTCAACTCCTACAGCTGATGTGGCAGGAGCCGGCGTAGGACTATTATTATTATAACTATTTCCCAATGAATCACTAATATATTGCATATATTGAGGTCTTAGAATATTTTCTACTCCAACACGATCCTGTGCGCTATTACATCCTTCTCTTTTGGTGTAAAAAGAGTCGGCACAAGCAACACGTCCTGCAGTATCTAACCCATTCCATACAGGGCATACAAGATTTTTAGGATTTAAAAATCTATCAGATTGAATTCTTTGCTGATAAGCAGTGTCAACTTTGCATGTTCTTAATGCGCTTTCTAAATTTACTATTCCAGACATTATATTCTTTATTAAAAAAGAAAAAAATAAAAAAAAAAATCTAGAAAAAAATATTAAAAAAAATCACGAGTTATTCACTAATAATTGATGAACTGTTAATTTTTGAGTTCGTCCAATTCGATTAGCTCTTCCGATAATTTGCGTTTTTTGAGAATCCGACATTCTGTGACATAAAATGATATCAGTTGATTCAGTTAAATTAAGTCCCGCGCCATTGAAATTTGAATTCAAAAATAAAACTGGTATTTTTCCGCTTTTAAAAAGATCAATATGTTTTTCTCTATTTTTTGAAGATCCTTTCATTTCAATAAAAGAAATTTTATGTTCTCTTAGAGCATCGCACATCGGATAAAAAGTATTATCATATTCAGAAAATACCAAAAATTTCCCATCTTTTTTATTTGTAATAATTTCTATTACTTTTTGAACTTTAGTCATCCTAATTTCTTTTGTGTATTTATGTTCAGATTCTTCTACAGCCCCTTCATTTGTTTCAACATAAATTAAATCACATGGATTTACTCTACATCTACATGTTGGACATGAATTTTTTTGTTGAAGCCATTTCAATAAGCATTCTCCGCAAAATAGATTTTGACAATTTGGTTCAAGTACAGGATTTTCAAATCTTTCACAACAAATTAAACAATCTTCGCTGAGCATATTTTGAAATCTTTCATCGATTGACGAAATTTGTCTTAGTAGAAGTTCTTTTTTTTCAATATAAAGTTGTATTCTACCATCGTCACAAGTTGCGATTTTTTCATTTACAAGAGCCAATTCTGTTTGTTTGTTTGTTTTAATCAATTCTACTAAGTTTGAAGTTTTAGACCCACCGAGCGTTATTATTGCGCCTTCAATATTACCAGCATCTATCATTGTTTTTACAGTTTCACTTACAAAATGTGAAATCACATTCATAATTGGTTGATGGCAAAAATGTTGTAAGAATTCAGTTGCTGGCATTTCAAAAGATTCTCTAACAAATTCTTCTTCATTTTGAATTGTTATATCCCTTAAAAAAATTTCATTATCATTATTAAAATTATTAAAATAAAATAAATCTCTCATAAAACTTCCTTTGCAATTTTTATGATTATTATATATACTCAAAGGTGTTGCTGTAATAAACCAGTAAAATCCTGCTTGAACAGGTTGCATGTTTGCAATTCTCAAATTACCAGGTTCATCGAAAATAAATCTTTTCCATGCAAACTTTGAATATATAACGGCAATTTTATTATAGAAAGATGGTGAAACAAGAATTACATCAACATTCTCCATATCTTCCACAGACAATTTTTCAACATCTTTGGTTGAAATGATTGATGTGAATTTAAGATTCGATTTTTTTAATTCATTTTCCCACTGACCTATTATAGATTGAGATACTAATATTAGATTGGGATTTAATTTATCAAATCGTTTTGTAATATAAGTTTTCACAAGACCCCTTGAATCGCTTACAACACTTTCAAAAGTATGTGGAAATTCTAAATCCCATTCCATTTTATCTCTAATAATCAACCCGATAATTGCTAATGTTTTTCCAAAACCTGTCAAATCTGAATTAACACCCATTTTAGTATGTTTAATGTAATTTTCAGTTTCAATCATCTTTGTTTCCTCGAGATTTTCCATTTTATAAATACTAGCCAATTGATGTGGAAAAAGGTTTATTTTTAATCCATGAGGCTGAGCAACCATTTTAATATTTCTATAATTAGACATGCTGTTGTTCTTTTATTTATAAGATCCATAAAC